ATATTCATATTTACTTTGTATTGTTTACTCATGTTCGCTGCCTTCCTTTCATTTGTGCTGGTTTTGTTTACAAATTCGCCGCTGCGGCTGCCGCATCAATGTCCTTTTGAACTCGTGTTTTAACGGTATTATCCCGAACCCAATCAGACCTTTCTTGGTTAGATTTTCCTTCGTATGCGATCTTTCCAATTTCCTCGTGAAGAATTGCTTTTGTAGAATTTGCAGCCTTTTGATCCCAAGCCGCTTGTAACCATTCTTGAGCATTAGGAACAATAGATTCTACCGCTTTGATTTGTTCCGGCGTTGAATTAGGTGGTGTCAATGGCATTGTCTTTCTCCTTTTTATTATGCTACTAAATATCCTGAAAAAAATGAATCAGAACTAATATCTGTCTGTGCTGTGCCGCCTGTTTGTTGTATTTGAACCTTTGCTGTATCAGCAGCGTCCATATCAACCAACATACTATAAGTATATGTTCGGTTGCTATCAGCCGAGAAATTTGGAGTGAACGGCATATCGTAATTTCTATTGCTAGTGTTGAGTCTTATCAGATATTCTGATGCAGCAGAATCTATTGATCCCAATACAATACTGAAATTTAACTGATACAGTCCTGTCACGGGTGCAGTAAAAATATTAGAGGCGAAGTTAACCCCTTGGTCTTTAATCTCTGTCACCCAAATAACATCAATAAAACTTCCTGTTGCTATGTTTACTTGTGTTATAGAAGGTTTAATAAGAAATGCGGGCTGTGTCGGCATTGTCCGCTCACCATTTGCGGTCATAATCCACCGTTCAGTCCCGGCAGTATCCATACGAATAATATTTTCATCTGGTGATTCTTCTACTTGAATTTTAGTGTTCTGGTCAGCGTCCTCAATCAATGTGCCATCTATACTAGCTGCACTTGCAGCGGCAGCGGCGGCACTCGCAGCAGCGGCTGTTTCAGATGAAGAAGCGGCCGTAGCACTTGCAGCGGCGGCAGTTTCCGAAGTAGAAGCAGCAGAAGCACTCGCAGCGGCAGCGGCGGCCGAAGCAGCGGCGGCCGTAACGACATCCTCAAAGCTAGTTGTACTGTTTTCTAAATCATCGCCAGCACTATTCCATATAATAGCTTTACCCGCTTCTGGTTCAGGAAACGTTACACCCGTTGTAGATGAAGTGGCCGCAAATCCAATTTTTAAATCAATATCCGCTTGCTGTTGAATATCAATCATTCGACTACGATCAAATTCATTTTCAATCGATTCTTCCGGAAAGTTAGCCTCACGCGGTATATCAGTAGGTTGATCTAAATCCATCAACCGGCTTATGAAAGAATCCTCATCAGAAGTAGGCGCCACTATATATGTAATCGTACCCCCTTCGGTAACGGTAAGAATCGTAGCGGTGTAATCCACACCTAACGTCTGTAAAGTCGCCACTTCGGGACTAACGGAAGTATCAATCTTGAAAACAGCAAACTCATCCGTTTCAAACATTTTAAACGAATAATCGAAATCTGTTTTAGATCCGTTGCCGGTTTCTCTTACTGAATTTGTCGTATTTATAACTGTCATTATTTTCTCCCTATTCTAAGAGGTCAAGCGCTCGATCCTCGATCTCTGGAAATTCGTTAAGTAATTGCGCTTTTGCCCTAGCGCGAAATTGTTTAATTACCTTTCGGATATGTGCTGCCTTCTCTCCATCTTCACCATCACTCAATGCTAAAAATCTTGCGTTATATCACGATTCAATTGTTCTTTAGCGGGTTTTCCAGCCAATTCAACAAATCGATTATACTCCTCACCGGTCAATTCAACTGCCTTTTGAAAACCGGGGATTCGCATCTTTCGTTTAGGAAGATCAATACTGATTTGATTTTCAATAATTAATTCATTAAGAGCATCGCCTTCAACCTCTTTAACATACGCTGGTGATAGCCAATTAATAGCACTTTCTGTTATTCCATCACCAAAAGTACCTCGCGGCTCAACAACTTCACCCCATAAATTACGCCGTGCCGGTAAATCTTGAGAAAACCCGGGAGATTTTTGTTTCGCTTTATCAATCAACCGCGCTAACATCTGTGAATTAGCGTCTTGTTTAAATCCTCTAGGATCCCTTAAAACAGGATCAATATAAGCACCATTAAACTGATTGAAAGCGTTAGGTACAAAGCCCGCGGCGGTATCTCTAAACACACGTTCAATCGAACCAATATCATCTGGTTCAAGAATATCAATCGCGTTAGTAATACCCCGTAACCATGTCTTACTTGTCAAATTGTTACTTAAAGATAATGTAGCCGCAGCTAGAATTTCATCCAATTCTGCATCATCTAAATTATGATAAATATCAGAAAAATCAGCGGAAAATCCCATCAACATCCCCACCGGTTCTAACCTATTATAACTCACAAATCGGGTTTCTCCATTCGCTAATTCAAATTTAAATGAATATGGTTGATTGTTCTCTAACCATATTTTTTGTAACGCTCGATCAGCTGGGCCACTACCAGTGACCTTTCCATCCATAGCCAATTTGCCCGCGTAAGCCATAAGCATAGATCCCGTAGTAACTTTACCCATTGCTAAATCTCGTGCTACAGCACCATTTCTTCCCAAAAGATCCGCTTTCATTTGGCCGCCTAATATAGAGAAGGGAGTGCGTTGATAGACTTCCTTAACAATATTTGCCGGTGTATTTACAAACGGAATAAAATATCTTAAAAAAGGTACATTCAGTTTAGCCTTAATAAATAGAGAAGCGACCTTGTTTCGATTTGTAAAAGTATTAACTGCGGCATTTTCCATCGCTTCAATTCTAATAGCTTCCGATGGTTTTTGAATTAATTCCCGTGTCCTAGCTGCCAACTCTAAACCAGTAAGCCCCTCATTCAAAGCTGTCCGTGAAGATAGGGCATGTACGGTCATTCGGTAATTCATCCCCTTAAAAAACGCATCTTCTGTCGCTAACATCCGGAACCCCGGAAATCGAACAGCTGTACCAAAAAAATCTACAAAACGAGCAGCTACACCACCTTCTTCTAATGTTCTAACCCCGATTGATTTCAATCCTTTGTCGGCCGTTTTACCTAAAAATGTTTGAGATACTTGTTGAGCAGTAATAGCTTGACGATTAGGCAATTCAATTTTTGAAAGAGGATCTATTAATCCTTCGGAATCAAAAGATGCTTTAGCCATTTTTAAACCATCACCGATTCCTTGTACCATACCAATAGCTGTATGAAACGCTTCACTCATACGAACCCCATCGGCTGTTCTAAAAATCTTTCCATAAACGGAGGCAAATACTTTATCAGGAATTTGCAAAAAGGTATTAGTATATGTCGACAGAATATTAACTGCATGTGTACGCATCCCTGATAAAATACTATTAAGCCAACCTTCATAAGCCATATCAAAAGTATTTGCACTATGCGCCCGATTGATTATTTTATTAACATTCCCTAATGAACCAGCGTCTAAAATCGATTGAGCCAAATCTTTAGCGGATCCTCGTCCACCAGTTGAAGTTAAGATATTCTCAATAGCAACCAATTGTTCCTTTTGAGAACCAGCAGCAATATTAAATGATTGCAACAAACGGCCCGCTTCGGCCGTAAGACCAGATATTTGTTTTTGAATAGCAGCGTGTTGAATAACCGCTTTCCTGAATATATAGAAATCTTTATCAGTCGCATCAACTGATCTGATTTTCAACGCCATTTCCTGTAACTTTTCAGCGCTTGATAAAAGTAATTTACGAGCAGCCACCGCTCGTTCAGCATTAAACGCTTCACCAGTTTTACGACTTAATAATTCTGCAACAGTTAACCCTAAATCATCAGCCAATTGTTCAGTCGTTTGCTCTGGTATTTTTCCCCGTGTAGCTTTTTTAATTGATTCCTCAAACGTATCAGCCGTAGCCAACAACACTTTATCAATATCTTCTGTCGTATTAAGATTAGCAAGATTGATATTAAGGGCTTTATCTCCTTCCTTAACTGTGACATTTAAATCTATTGGCCCTTTAGTATCAAAAATCTTTTCAGCTTCGCGAATTTCACGAGAGATTTTTTGTTTTTTAATAGTAGCTACTGTTTGTTCACGAAGATCTAAAGCATCTAATTCGTCGCCAATCGAAGATACAAATTTTGGTTTAATTTTTCTAACTTCTTTTAGTGCTTCTTCTCTATTAAGAAATTTACCTTCGGCATTAATAAAACCAATTTCAGAAAAAGTAGGATCCCCAGCTTTTAATTTACCTTCCTGTCGAATTTGTTGACCAAATTTTTCACTTATATTAAAATGCAAATCTCCCGGCTCACCAACGAAAATTCGACCATCAGCAGTTTTATTAGCAACAACAATTCCAGTTTCAGGCAAATTTCCTATAACATTATCTGGTTGAACTTTTTTAGGAATCTTCTCGACAAATTCAACATCTTGTACTAAAGGTTTTTGAGTTTTAAGAAGATCTTCTGCGGGCGCTACGTCCCCCGCTTTAGCGGCAACCCCCGCTGTAGTCAATTCTTCTACGGTAGCACTTTTAGCTTTGCGTAATCCTCTAATCCCTTTAAGCGCACCAATAAAAGCCCCTACCATTCCAATTTCTAATCCAGCACCTTCTAAAACATTTTTTAATCGACCTTCAACTTCTGTATCCCCCGGCGTTGCCGCTAAATATTGTGATACTGGATTATTTAAAATCGGAACCTCTTGAATTAAATTAGATAATCTTTCAGCTTGGCCATCGAAAACAAAGAAATCTGCAATACCACCAGCGAGTAATGTTTTTCCAACTTTAGCTGTGGCTGCACCTTTTGTAATCTGTAATGCTTTTGCAACAGGAACAAAACCTAGCAAAAATGTACCAACGCCCCGTGTCAAAGCCCCAACTACTGTTTGTGGTTCACTCACTGTCGGTAATTGAAATAAAGTATTAGGATCCATAGGAGTATCAACAAGCGTACCCTTCTCAACTTGCTCCGGAGATATACCCGTTAATGTTGGGCTACCTTCTGGTGCATGGCGAAGGCTCCAATCTAATACAGTCGCAACTCCCTCGGCGGTGTTTTGAACAAAATCACGAACCGCTCCACCAGTTTGAACAGCAATATCTTTGGCTACACCCCGCGTCGGCTTCTCTGGATCTTGGGCTTCACGAATAGCACTAGGCACCGGCTTTTGAGCGGGTTCAACTGGTGTATCAAAAGTGGCCGCTGCGTTATCCTCTTGTACGTTATTCATCAATCGATCTAGGGCCGTTTCAGTATTATCAGCGCGTTTAGCAGCATAATCACTTATTAGATCAACTGTAGAATCAGGATCCGAAATAATTACTGTTTGTTTTTCTTCAATTTTATTTGGCACTTTGTACCTCGGTTTCTAACATTTCTAATGCTTCTGCAATAGTTAAGGCTTCGTCTTGACTTATTTGCCGTCTACTAACTTTCCTTTCAACTCGAATCCTTTCCTTCTCTATTAATTCAGGTGTTACAACCCCACCCATTTTTCGTTTTAAGGCTCGAGCCTTAATATTAATTTTGCTTGTTTCTGCTCGATTTGCTTTAATTTTTTTAATAATTGTTATTTGTTCTTGTGCAGCTGTAAAAGGATTTTTATTATCTACAATAACTGCTCGACGTACCGCTTCTTCTGCATCCGCAAATAATTTATCATCTTCCGGTTTTCTAAACCCAAAAGAGATTTCTTCAATTTCTGCATCAATCTGTGCAATCGCAGCTTGATATGATGGTTGCTTTGTAACATCGACTGTTAAAGCATCAGAAAAACTACTCACGTGTGCTGGACTTAAAAATTCTGCATTGTCACTAATCCATTCATTTGTTAATTCCCCTAAAGCCAATAATTTTGTTCCTTCGGCACGAACAGATTCCACACTTTTTCGAGTAGAAGATTTTCTTTTTAAATTAAATTCTTTTAAACCTTGCTCCGGAGTGATCACGTTTGTAACTACATCCGCCCTAATATCAAGATCAGCCCGCTTTTCTGGATCATCACTAATTGATACCATATTTCTAAAATGTGCCTGATTTTGTCGCTTCCCTAATTTTTTATCTGCTTCGTTATCCAGATCATCAATCTTGGCCAACGCATCATCTTCCAATTGAGTAACTTCCTCAAAATTATCAAAAACTTTAACTACCTCCGGATTATTTAAAACTTCCAAAGCAAATTCAGGATTCGTTTTAATTAAACCATCAAGATACCCGCGAACAATTGATTCCGGCCCTAATTGTGCTAAATTCTTTGCTTCTTTAGCCCCTAAAACAACTGTGGCAGAATCTAAAGCTAATTGAGAAGCATCGATTAAATCAAATGTCTGTTGCAATCCGGCCGGACTATGATCAGTTTCTCCAATTTTTTGAGCCTGTAAAGCTGATAAATTATTAGCAATTACAAGATCGTCTTTCGCAATAATAACTTCTTGATTACGACGGAAATTTCCAAATTCAATCTTACGTTGCCCCATAAACGCTTGAGCAGCAGCAGAAAATTTTCTATTAGCCCTAGTATTCTCACTAGCAGATATTGACGTATTAAATAATTCCAAACTCCTATTACCAAATTCTACTTGACCTTGTTGTGGACTCTCACCAAATTCAGATTTTGTATTTGCTTCCATATCATCATGCGAAATTTTAAATTCTATCAATCGTCTATTTGCTTCGGCACCAGCCAACGCTTCTTGACGTTTATCTTCAATCTTAAAAGCAACGCTCACAAGATCACCGGCCACTTTCGCAACCGTCCCAGCAATCCTACCGGCAGACGGATCTACCCCCGGAGTACCTACCGCGGCTGATGCTAATCGTTGTTGTTGAAATACTGGTATACTTGGCATAATTGTTCCCTTAACGTAACGCTAACGCTGTAAAAACACCCGTAGTCGCAGCTGAACCGAATCCTCCAATTACAGCGGCGCGGCCTGTTGATCGTTTAATAGCTGCTTGTTGAAATCTTAACTTAGCTTGTGCTGTTCCACGACGAGCAATTGCATTAACTTCCTCTTGACTTTCTCTAATTGTTTCTTCAAGAACCAATAGTGGCGAACCCGCTAAAGTCACACCGTTTTTCAAAAAGGCTAACTTCTGTCTCTTACGAAACTTACGTCGGTTATTAGCCACCCGCTGCGCCTCTGCTTGCGATTCCTCGGCTTGAAGGCGACCTTGATCCTCAAGTAAATTCGCTTCTGCATCAAAGGCTCCCTTCTGTTGAAACCCTTGTGTTATAGTGGCCGCTGCCGAAATAACTGTAAATATAATTGCCGCAGCTAAAGCCATTAGAACCTCCTCGCCCAATATCGACGATCAGCACCCTTGGCCATATAATCACGAGCCAAGCCCTCTGATTCAAACCCCAACGCTTGTAAAAAACGACTATGCGGTTTATCATCGATAGCTATCGTTTGGATCCTATGTAGTTTATGATCTCTCACAATTCCCCTTATATACCGTTCCAGTGTTCTAACTAAAAGCAATGGTTTAACATTTACATATTTCGTAGGGATTAACCAAACTTCAACAACCCCTTTCCATAATGGAAGATACCCGGTAAAACCAACAATCCGACCATCCCACATGAGCGTCATAGCCACACCTAAAGCGGCCATGCCTTGTATTCTATTGATTGTTTCCTGTGTGTATTCGATACCTTCAAATTCTTTAATATCAAGATTCGCTATATCAAGATGTTTAATATCAAATACAACACGCTCTAGTTCTACTGCCATAATTTATTCGTTACTTGTCGTCACAAAAGGATCTAATAATTGAACGATACAAGGTAACGGCTGCAATTGTTGAATATAAACATTTTTTCCGTCCTCCCAATTATCTGAAAGATGTAACGGTTTATCTCCCGTAAATAACGGAGGCGGCCTATTTGTAAAATCAGCAGAATTTCTAAATAAAATATCTTCCATTTCATAAAGATCTGTTCCATAACTCGCACCCAATGTTTGAAAGAAACGAATATTAAGTTGATCAATATTCATTGGTTTAGATTGTGCTGGGCCAATCGTTGCCGCTGCTTCAATACTCATTGTCTTAATAAACCCAACATATTTTAAACCAATGTGGACTTTACTCGCTTGACTATCTAAACTTATAGCCCCATTTGTTACCGTCCTATCTGGATGAATACCACCATCAGTTACAACCCCAACAATTTCACCTTCTAAATGATCTGCTCCGGTAATACTATCTGTTGTTAAATACCAACTACCAGCCGGAATAACATTCGTATTATCAAAATCCACTGTAATAAGACACGTAACTACTGTAGATGAATCAACAGTTGTAATCGTTGCACGACCATTACCAACCCCATCAATCGATTTCTTCCATATCTCGCGACCAACATCACCCGCAACAAAAACAGCCGCACCGGCGGTGAAAGTAATGCCGGTGCCTGTCACGGCAGCAAGTGACATAGTGGCACCGGCCGCACTCCCGGGCGCAGTTCCATCAAAAGTTAATGCCGCATCAAGATGAACATATTCCTTTTGGGCTTCAAACATCGCATTACGAAATGTCAAATCATTCGCGTCTTTATCATCCCGTCCGGTGAAGAAATCATCAAACTCTGGAATCTCTGGTTCATCTTCAAAAAATTCTACATAACGTCGGGTAACTCCATCAATTGTACGTTCAGCAATATACCATAGCTGATCAAAATTATCTTCCTGAAACATAATAGCAATCGATAAATATTTTGCATCTGTACCCGTTGTTTCATGTCGATGCCAACCCGAAACATCTTCTCTTGATTTAAAAGTCAAACCAATAAGCGTTCCATCTTCCAGAACCGCCCAAAACAAATCCGGTCGGCCCGTTTGAAACACCACTTGTTTTAAAATACCTTCTGTAATATGATCCGCAACGAGATTACGATCAACAGAAATAAAAGATTCATTCAATGTATCAAATTCAAAACTTCGTACGGTTCGTAATCCTCGTTGTACGTAAATCAAAATATTTTCGTGAAATACTGGCTCAATACTAGCGGCTCCGACAAAATCAACGGGCCTCACGCTGATATTCGTCGGAGTAATCGCTTCTTCGTTAGTTCCCGCGCCGGTCGCTTTAAAAGTGCTACCAAACGTACCCATGGCCAGTAGCCTATCCGTCGGGGCTAACCAAAAAATTACATTTCCTTCTACAGATGCAATCGTATTTTTTATAGAGTTATCATCATCTGTTCCGGTAGTAAAATCATCATATCTAACAGCCCCGGCAGAATCAGGCGATCGACTTCCCCAAAATGTATCCGGTTCATCATCATTACGCGCATAAAATAATCGAGCCTCATAAAACGCACTCGCTCCGGGTAATAAATTTTGATTTGACGCATACCCACCAGATACATATGCCCCAAAACCTGATGTATCAACAGCAACCCCATCAATATCCGTTAATTCAAAAGTACCAGCAGCAGCGGCGGAAACTGTAAAAATCCCCCCATTCACTTCGGTCATACCCACAACAGTTTCAATAATAACAATATCACCATTAACAAATCCGTGTGCCGCAGCAGTAACCACTCCGGGGTTTGCTTGTGTAATATTAGTAATAACTTTCTGATCCGTAAATGGATCTGCTGTGCGTACAAAAATACTTAATGTCCAGAGAATATCACTTGTTCGAGTTAATTTCCGTGGTTCATAAAATGGATGTGTAATATAAGCAGTATCCGCATTTTGAGAAAATTTTAAATCAGTTAAATGCCTTTCAAGATACGGACTCGCAATTTCTACAATTTTCTGTGAAACTCCATCTGATACGTACGCGGTAAATCCTGTTGAATCAACATCAACTTCATCTTGATCTTGTAATTCAAATGTTGTACCAGTTAAAACAGTGATAATAAAACTTTTCGCATTAACTTCCGTCATTCCAACAACATCAAAAATAAAAATCTCATCACCAGTAGTATAGCCGTGCGCCCCTGACGTAGTAACTACGGCCGGATCTGCCTGTGTAATATCCGTAATAACTATGTCACCTTCAACAATAAGTGCTTCGTCTTTATAAAAACGAATAAACTTATCAGTAAATTCTAAAACATAGGCCTGTTCATCATTAAATTGAAACTCTTGCAACCGGCCAACTTTATTACGTCTAGTCGTATGAACAAACCGGCCACCGGTTCTAAACTTTGTCGGGCCTTGAGTTTCAGCAATAAAATTAAGCATCTTCTCACAGCCGCTACCATAAACAGGAATATCCCACCTACCCCGAAGTTTAGGTGAGAGTTCACCAGCCGCAAAATTCTGTTGTGTAACATTTGCTCTAGCCATTAAGGTAGCACCGTATTCGGCCCAGCAACCGTTCCCCTATTAGATCGCCTTGCTCTACGAAATTTACTAATCTGAACACGTGTTGGTGGACGTTGCTGGCCATCAATCGCATATCCCCTTGGCGCTAATTCATCAAAAAGTTTCTTTATTTGTGCAACTCGATTTCCTAACCCTGTAAAGGCATACGCCATACGCAAAGCTAACTCCAATGCTAAAATATCAATAAACAACGGGGAAAATTTTGTAATAATTGTTTGATCAAAAATATAACGAAAATTTTGAGTACCAGAGGTATCAACTGTAAATTCAGATCCGGTCAAAACTTGGCCGTCCTCGATTTGATATAAATCCGTAGGAGTAATCAGTTTTATAGAATCGTCCCCTATAGTTAATAAACGAATAAAATCAGGTGGGAGATTATATGCTTGAGAATATCCAAAGGCCGGCGCTGTAGCATCGGGAGTTATTTGTTTTCTTTTGATAGCAAAATTCCATGGATGGCTTTCTAATACAACACGACGAACCTGATCATAATGTCGGGCGCATGTTGTTTCGGAAGTAGTTAGATTATCTCCGGAAAGTCTTGTGATAGGTTTTTGTTTCAGATGGTCAAGCGCAAAATTACATATCTCAACCGCGGAAGTAGGTGCGGGCATAATATCCTCCTCAAGAAAAAGCGGCGTATCTGCTTATGAGATACGCCGCTCGGTTTTTGTACTAGCAACAAGAAAAATTATCCTTGTATAAACTGAATACGACCGCTAATAGTCCCAACAGAACTACCTACCGCAATAGCAGTAAAAGCAATATCGTACCCGGATTCTTTAGTGTTGACAGTTTGCCCCGCATGCTCATATAATTTCTGTTGAATATCTTCAATGGCAACAGCCGTAAAGCCGTTTTTAGGGGTTGCAATCCCCGCCGCAGCAGACATATCCAACGCATCGGCAAACTGATTACCGGTACCAATGATCGCACCGCCAGCACCATCAGTAAGAGGTACATACAACCCGAGGTTATAATCAGTACCCACGGTAATAGAATCATTAAAAATAATTATATCCGTGACAATCAAATTCGGATTCAAACTTCGTGCGATTCTGAAAACAGAATTGTTATCGTCTGCAGCAGCGACCTCGAAGTTAAAAACCATTGTTTGCACTTCTGCCCCGCTAATAAAAGCGGGATTTCCTAATTTTCCAGCCGCAACGTCGGCATCAACATATTTATTCTCAACAGCCATTGGACTACCCTCCTATTAAAAATTAACAATTAAATTTTAGTCGGTTGTATTCACTTGCTGAATGAGAACACCTTCTGTTCTCACGGCCCCTAGAATACCGGTAATTTGGACTTGCTTTGTATCAATAAAGTCAGGGCGATCTTGAATCTTGATCGTCATATCTTTAGAGATACCATAGCATAATCCTCGACCAGCAAACGCGATATTCTCCCGAACGCCACCACCAGTGACATTCAAGATCGGATCAGGTGCGTTAGCAGCGAACACAACAAGATTGATCCCAACGGCCTTTACAATTTCCCCTTGCTCAACAACAAATGCTCGGGTGAAATCTCCAGAAGTTAATTCCGTTTCTTGCATTAAATCCGTATGCTCATCACCAGAAATTGCAAGCACAAAGTTTTCATTTAAATCGGTACCGACATCTTCATCGATCCAATTCTGCTTAATTTCAAGCAACTTTACATAAGTCAACCCCGCGGTGGCGTCAACCGTAACAACACCATCTGCTGATGCGGTGACAGTTGTGGCAAAATCACGGCCAGTTTCGACATCTGCAAATGCAGCGTCAGATCCTACCCTATCAAACACACGCTCCATAGCGCGAATACATGCTTCCGCATATTCACTTTCCGGATCGATCAAAAGGGCGCGAACATCAGAATCATCAATCGGTAGCGTAACCACAAATCGGCGTCTTTTGATTTTACGTCTGTTATGATCTATTTCATTGAAAACTGTGGGCTGGACACGACCTTGAACTTCTTGCGCTTCAATAGAACCTAATCCATCATAGGCAAAAATATCACCGGTCATTTGTTTGATACGTACGAAAGGTCGAAAGCGGGCGCGAATTTGTTGCGCTCTAACATGCAACATGTCCGCAAATTGAATGATTAAATTATTATCGATCTGTTGCTGTGGCATCGTCTTATCCTCCGTATATAATTACCAAAAATTAAAATTTAATTTCGGTAACGATACCCGTTTTCGAGAACGGACGTTGCCTACGGTTTAACCGCTAACAGACGGACTCTATTTCAAGATACCCGCCGTTATGTATTTCAAATATTATCGTACTTCTAAAATAGCAATCATTAACAACTCTGTCAAGAAAAAATAAAATTATTTTTTTATACGCGCTTCGATACGCGCAATGCGATCATAGACATCTTTAACCTCTTGCGCTATACCCAAATGATCTTTGTGTGATTTATTTGTATACTCTGGTTTAGCCATAAGCACACGGGCTTGTTGTCTTAATTCATTCACACTGTCACTACCGGCCGGCACTTCCCCTTCGCGCGGCATCACATCTTCACTAATATACTTTTCACGCACACCGTCAAGAACAGCTGCTAATACTGTTAAAGCCTCATTATTTAATCCTTCAATTTTACTTTGTAATGCTTCCGGTAAATTTTCTTTAAGAAGCAACTGGCTATTTTTAAGCACCGTATCTGTACGGTCTTTAAAAAGATCAGTCGTCATTTTATCAAAAGCATCATCACTCATTGCGGGATCCGCAGCTTGCGCTTGCATGGCCTCTAACATTTTAGCTTCGTATTTCCCTTGAATAATATTAACCTGATTCTGATTTAACCCCGCTTCAAAGAATATTTCTTTAGCAAACTTTTCTAACTCGGGATCCTTTGTCACACCTTCCGGCAATTTAATTTCAGGCGCCGTATATCCGTCTGCCTTTTCCGGCCTACCCCACGCTTTAGCAAATGCTTCTTTTTCTTCGGTCGGAGCATCATCAGCGGGAATACCAGAGGCGCGTTTCCCTATTAATTCTTGCGCACCATCCAATTTTTTATACAAACCATCAAAATCCTTAACATCCTTCAAATAGGGTTTGTCCTTTAATTCAGCTGGAATTGTTTCAAAAAACGAATATTTCTTATCATCCGGGGCTGTTGCGGGAGCCGCGGTAGATGGAATCGTAGCTGTTTGACTTGTTGGCTCTGTTACTACAGGAGTTACATCCGGTGTTGTTTTTACGGGATCTGTTGCTGCCGGATCTGTTGCGGGTGGATCAGTCTTTACGGGTTCGTCTGCCATGTGTAGTTTCCTTTTTTGTAGGTGGTTTAATCGGAGTTAAAGGTTCTATCTCTACTGGTATCAATATGTTAGGTGGTAAATATTCTCTTAATTGAAGATACAGATTTCGGCGGGCCTCGTTATAAACGGTACTTTTAGTATATATTTCTTGGGTTTCTTTATTAGCAACAACACTTCGCCCTTGATACCCGCACTCCACCATTAGCCAGCGTAATACTCGTACTCCCGCATCACTGCCAAATGCTTTTCTCATGTCGGAAACTAACTGCCGCTCACGCTTGGCTTTAGCTGCCTCAATCTCTTTTTTTGCTGCTGGTAATACCATTATTTAGTGGCTACTGCCGTTTTCTTTAAAATTTCAGCCCCTTGTTCAGTCTGATCTAATTCAACTTGTTCCTCAAGGGCTTCGCTTTGTGCTTCCCTAAATTCATTAACATCCTTTGTCGGAAATATCAGATCAAGCGGGAATCCTCTTAATTCACAAAACTTTTTATACGCTTCGTCTGAATTAATATTATCTTGCATTTGCGGGAACACATTCACATGCGCCCCGGCAAAATCAAACACCTCCGCAATACCTTGGGCCTCATCAGTCTGCATAACCCGCATGGCCGGAGTAAGATATTGAATATTGTAAACATCTTGCCCCGTTTGCATTGCATTTAATATTTGTTCCGGAATTAAACGTGGTTCGATTCCTTTAGAAATTAAATCTGCTTCTTCCGGTGAACCAGCCACAACACCAAGTAGGCCCGCATCCAACAATATATTAAAAGAACGCTCAACTGTTGGAGTGAATAACTCAACAATTTGACGGGCAAATAAACTTCCTAACGCATCACTTCGGAGTTTGTTTCTGATCTGTGCCTCACCTAACGTCATTTCTTTTTCAATATTGAAATCAAGCAACACATCGATCATAAAATGTTCTTTGATCGCTTTTTGCAAATTTTCAATATGAACAGAGGTAGATTGTAATTCGCCTACGGTAAAGAGTGGGAATATCGGGTTATCACTTCCCAAGCGACCGGCTGGATTAAATACATTTAATGCACCCGCGGAAGTGTCCACAACACCCCCACCCAATTTACCGTCGTCTAGCAACCCGAGCGGCGGATCGAGTTGTTTTTCAATAGCAACTGTAAATGCTTCTTTCGCCGTGTTGACTTCTAAAATATCAGGTAGCGCATCACTTCCGGATCCTCTACCGTAAACTTCATTAATATTTTTTTGGAAACGTGCTACCTTGATCGGCATTTCATCAAAGCCACTTTCCAATAAAATCTTTCGCGTTTTTAATTCATAATGAATAGATACCCACGGCATATTCCGATTACCTTTTTTCCGTGAATCAGTAATATCGCGAGGCTCAATCACATGAAGTATTCTAACTTTTTTTTCCTTATTACCGTCCTCATTCCATGTCCTAACTAATTCTGTACTTAAATTTTCCAAACCATATCGTTCAACAATTTTACGAAGTGGCCATTCAAATTCAAAATATACAGTATCAACAAAACCACTAGCCCCCTCGTCGATACTCATCCCTTTAACATCCCAAGCACGATATGTGATTGGTGTTCCTGTTTTCGCCATATCAGATTTAAAAATCGCCATCCCGCTTGTACCAAATGTAAGTTGATCTCTCATATATTCTTCAAGAGCATTACTCAATCCAGCTTTTGAACTATTCATGTGAAAGTGCATCTGATCTGTTACCCACTCATAATAACTATTATGCTCAAGAGTTTTTTGAATATTGGATGGGGGATTCAACCGAATAGATTTAGCGCCATTACTCCACAAAGCACCGATCAAAGCAGAAGCGGCTTTACGCATCGCCATAATAGCAGTACCATCAAAAATATGATCGTTAAGAAATTCCCCGGGTTGGAAGGTCGTTTGAAAATCCGATTTCCGAGTCATTATAAATTCAGCAAGAATTTGCCAATGGGTATTCCATACGTCTTTACGTGATTTCAACTTTTTATGACGCTCAAAGCGGTCAGATGTTTTATCAGGCATATTACCCTCCTATTAATACATGCTAGATCGTCCGCGCTTCGGCCGTTGCCGTGTGCGCTTCGTAGATTTCTTTTTATGTTTCATTTAATTCCCTAAAAGTTTTCGCCGTGCCGTCGGTGTCGTTCCTGTAATTCCAAACGCTCCGCCTTGCGTCGCAAACAAGGCCAACCGCGCACCACGCTTTGTTTTCTTCACAACCGAAGTAGGCTCCCCCGTTGATGGTTCCGCTGTCACCGATGGTGCTGAAACAGTCGGGGCCGTCGCTGTAGCCGGGGCTGATGTCGGTCTTGAAGATCTAAATAGCCGCGATATAAAAGACATTAGTTTACTCCTCCCGTAAAAATATTTCCTAGACTTTGTGTTTTTGTCCTATTCCGTCGGCGGGCGGTGGTAATCAAACCACCTTTTCGTTTCCCGTCGGCTGCTTTACGGAAGTTCCTAACTATCGTATCAACTGACCTTACTGCAAATGCGAATGTCAACATTGTCGCATCAAATATATCCGGTGAGAAACCGCAATCCTTTATTATCTTATCCTTTGGAACCAATCTAATCAAGCCTTTTGATGTTTTTATGAAATCCGGAACAACCGCGCAATCCAGCATGAGCGCATCATCATCCGGCATCGACACGCCACCTTCCTCAACCCAATCACGAAATGATATAGCCATTTCGGCACGCTTATTAAGATATATGTCTGGTTCGATCGACTTGGAACCAAAATGTATAGCTTCGACTTCTTTTTGGTATCCTCGTTCATGCAATCTATCGATGCACCCGTAACCGTTACCAGCATCCATGAATAATTTTGTAACTCGGTAACGGTCAATGTGCGAGGCAAGAATCCCCGCCAACCACATTTCAACTTGGTCACTTGGCACTTCTCCTTTCTTTGGATCATACACTATTGGTGGTAACATTTCTCTACCGCGTCGTCGAGCAATTACTATCCTGTCATGCTTCCGTGCCGCATCAACGCCATAAACCAAAGCTGCATTAGCGTGTCTAACTGTTGAACGAGCGGCAGTTTCAAGAGCAAGAGCAGATATGAGCCTTTCACCAGTAGCTTGAAAGGCCTCTTTAACATTAAAAGGATATTCTTGTTTAAAGAGGGATTCCGATTTAAGGTCAGCAATTTTTTTCCTTCGCCAGTAGATCTGTCCATCTGTAAGAAAATACAATTCTTTAAGTTCATCTTCTTCCTCCGATAATATGAAATCTTTAGGTGGCTCCCGAGAATATTCTCTCTGCCAAAACCATGGAATAAAAATTAATATATAATCACCGATGCCTTTTGCGGCATCCATGCACATGTGGTAAAACAAATTTCCCATGCCGTTAGCGGTACTTTCAAGAATAATCTCTGTACCATCCATATCAGCAACAGATTGTAAGACACCCGTTGCTAATCCCTCTGTGTTCTCCCAAAACGCTACCTCCGAGCCATGAAATAGCTGTATAGTACCTCCACGCCCTACCTTCTCATTTCCCGCTGTTCCTAGGCTATATTCGCTCTCTATGTCAGCAAAACGCATCTGCCGGCGATTCTGCGTAGCCACAGCGGGTTTCACTGGATCAGGGCAATTATCTTGAAAGCGTTCTACGATTTGGTAAAGTTTTTCGGTAGTTTGTGATTCGTGGGATAAAATAAATGTGGAGGTTCCGGGCTTCCTAGTTGTCTTATGGTAAAATCTTCCACCAACATACGTTGAACACCCCTCTTGCCGCCCTTTGAGAATAACCGCACGTACCCGGCCTGTTTCCTGTAATTGTTTTTCTAAACACTGATGTAAATAAGTTTGTGCTTTATTAAATATGAATGGTACCAACGCTCCTGTTTTATCTTTAATAATCAACGCATGGTGACTAAAAAATTTAAAATCATTCTGTAGGCGTTGGTGATAGGTTGTTTGTTTGTCGGTCAATTTCATCTAAAAAATCCTGATAAGACATATTCAACCGCTTGGTTTCAACTTGCATTTTAGGTTTACCTATCAATCGATCAAGCAATTCGCGAGTTGCAGTTTCCTCACCTAATGTCGCCCGATGGATTAATTGACGCAATACAACTTCTCCCTTGCTCATTCCCACATACTCGGGCCATAGTTCAAGGGGATCTTCAAACGGCTCTGCGAGAATTGCCTGTGCGACCGTTTTAATTTGTTGAACGGGAAATGAATCACGGCCTTCTAACCGTGGTACATTATTTTCCCATACGATTACAGCTTGTTTCATATTTAGTCAAGACCGGCCAATGGATTTCCTTGTGCGGCTGGTTCTGCTGCTGGCGCGCCTGTTCCCGGCATCGTCGGCATCATATCATCGACAGGTACCAAATCCGGATTCAAATCATTAAGAGTTTTATCCGCGGCGGCTATCTCCTT